GCGCTGGCGGTTCTGAGTTGTGGTTCGGCTGGAATCCACGGCGCAAGACGGACGCGATAGATGTTCTGTTGCGCGGCGACCTTAAGCCAACAGGTGCGCTCGTGGTTAAGGCGAACTGGTCAGACAACCCGTTCTTTCCGCCCGACCTTGAGCAAGAGCGCAAGGATTGTCTTAGAATCTCTCCAGATCAATACGAGCATATCTGGCAGGGCGGCTACGCTACCGTGCTATCCGGCGCTTACTACGCAAAGCACTTGGAGGATGCGCGAAAAGAGGGGCGCATCGGCAAGGTTGGCATTGACCCGCTAATGACGTTGCGGGCCTACGCGGACATTGGCGGAACAGGCGCTAAAGCAGACGCCTTTTGCTGGTGGATTGTGCAGTTCATCGGCAAGGAAATACGTGTCCTGGACTACTACGAAGCTGTAGGCCAGCCGCTAGCAACGCATATCGCATGGCTGCGCGAGAAGAAATACGAACGCGCCGACATTTGGCTCCCGCACGATGGGTCAACGCACGACAAGGTGTATGACGTATCGTTTGAAAGCGCGTTGAAGGCGGCAGGATTTAACGCAACGGTTGTGCCGAATCAAGGCAAAGGCGCAGCCAAGTCCCGCGTTGAGGCTGCCCGCAGACGCTTCCCGAACATCTGGTTCAACGAGGCGACCACTGAGGCGGGGCGCGATGCTCTAGGCTGGTATCACGAACGCATGGACGAGCATAGGAACTTGGGGCTTGGGCCTGAGCATGACTGGTCTAGCCACGGCGCTGATGCCTTCGGGCTGATGTGCGTGGCGTATGAGGAGCCGCAGAAGAAGCAAGAGATTAAGTATCCCAACCTGGGGATGGTGTGATGCCTGACGGTCAATACCTATACGAAACCGAAGCCGTGATGACGGAATCAGGCTCGCTTGACCGCTCTCCGATGAGCGAGCGCGAGTTGCTGAACTTCCTAGACCAGTCGGAGACGGACGCTCTCGGCTACGTGTGGGGCGGGCAGTTGAGTGCCGAGCGTGGACTGGCGCTGAAATACTACTTCTCCGAGCCATTTGGTAACGAGGTTGATGGGCGCTCGCAGGTTGTCAGCACGGAAGTGTTTGACACCGTGGAATGGATACTACCGTCCCTTATCCGCGTGTTCGCATCCACCGATAAGTCCGTAGAGTTTGAAGGCACGAACAAGGAAGATCAACAAGGCGCGGAGCAGGCCACAGACGCCTGCAATTACGTCTACTGGAAGCAGAATCCGGGCTTTCTCAATACCTATTCGTGGTTCAAAGACGCGCTACTCATGAAGAACGGCGCGGTCAAGTGGTATTGGGAGAAGAAGGTTGAGGTTAAGCGCGAGCGTTACGAGGGGCTGACGATAGAGCAGATTCAGTTATACCTGCTTAACAAGCCCGGTATCAACATCGTTGGACAGTCGGCCCGCCCTGACCCGTTAGCGCAGCAAGACCCGCGTGTGGCTGCTGCCGTGGGCTTGGGCCAGATGCAGATGCCGATGGTCTACGACATTCAAATTGAATTCAAGGACGAGGTTGGCAAGGTGTGCATCGTGCCGATACCGCCTGAGGAATTGCTGGTATCGCGCAGTCAGAACAGCTTGATACTCGATGACTGTCCGTTCGTGGAGCATCTGTGCAAAAAGACCCTTTCCTGGTGCCGCGATCAGGGATGGGTATTTGAAGATAACGAGGTGATGGGTTCGGCTCCGACGAACGTGGAAATGTCGCCGGAAGCTGTTGAACGTCGCAAGCTGAACGAGGATTCCGTTGTCCAGCCGGTGTCGGACAACACAAGCGACCCATCGCAGCGCACGGTATGGGTGCGCGAGACGTATTGCCTCGTTGACTTCGATGGCGATGGGATAGCCGAGCGCCGCCGCATCATCCGAGCCGGTGACAAGGTGTTTGAGAACGAGCCGTGCGAGGGCGTGCAGATAGCAGCGATTACGCCCAACATCATCGCGCATCGGTTCTTCGGTATGTCGGTTGCCGAGATGGTCATGGACTTGCAATTACTCAAGTCAACGCTCTGGCGCTCGATGGTGGATAACCTGTTCCACACGAATAACCAGGGTCACATTGTTCTGGCTTCCGCTGATGGTCGCGTGCAGGCGAACATTGACGACCTGTTGAATAGCAGGCCGGGGAGGATTATCAGGGAATACGCGCCCAATGCCGTCCGTGCCGAGACTGTGCCGTGGGTAGGGCATCAGACCTTCCCGATGATGGAATACATTGACCAGCAGGGGCAGAACAGGACCGGCGCTAACAATCTCACGCAGGGGCTGGATGCTGACTCGTTGAACAAGACCGCTCGCGGGGCGGTGCTGGCGCAGAACAAGATGCAGGAGAAGATTGAACTGATAGCCCGCATCTTCGCGGAGTGCGGGTTTAAGCCCCTATTCAAAGGCATTATGCTGATGCTCGCCAAGTATCAGTCGCGCCCGATGATGTTCAGGCTGCGTAACGAGTTCGTGCAATACGACCCTCGCGGCTGGTCCACGCAATACGACATGAACATTAACGTGGGGCTTGGCACGGGAAACAAGGACCAGCAGGCGCAGCATCTTCTCGCCATATTCCAGCAGCAGATGAGCATGGCTGCTACGCCATTCGGCCCGATGCTGGTGCAGCCGCAGAACGTCTACGCAACGCTGACCAAGTTCGTTGAGAACGCTGGCTTTAAGAACGTGGAGGAATTCTGGACTAACCCGCAGAACACGCCTCGCCCGCCCCCACAACCGCCGCCCGTTGACCCGATCAAGGTTGAGGAAGTGAAGGTTAAGCAGTTCGACGCACAGACAAAGCGCATTGATGTGATGGGCGGCTTGCAGATGGACCGCGCACAGCTAGGGCTGGAAGGCCAGCGCGTGCAGGCTGAGAACAAACGGACGGAAACCGATGCGGTATAGGACACGCGATCAGCGGTTTAAGCGGCTCGTCGTTGACGAGTTGAATATCCCTGGTGGCTCCGCTGGCAAGGAAACCATTGGGAGCGGCGACAACGTAACTACGTGGGCAACCGTTACCGCGCAGTTGCTGGATATACGCAAGGGAACGGCAGCATCCCCCGACACCACGCAGAATCCGATTGTGAAGGTGTCGCGTGTCATGCAAATGCCATTCTCCGGGTTGTCCGGTGCGGCACCAGATTACGCGGCGGGTATTGTTTCTGTTGTATCGGGAACCGTGCTGAACGAAGTTCAGACCGTTGGGGTATTGGGTTATGCGCGAAGTGCATCCACCGTTGCTTCTCCCGCAGGAGCAGACGACGCTCTTGGCGTAAATGGTGTTGGCAGGGTAACAGGCTCTTGCACGGGAAGTGGAATAGGTGGTGCCTTTGACGGGCGCAGAGACACATCAACCGGACGCGCTACCGGAGCGGAAATATCAACCTCCAACTTCTCTGGTGTTGCTGGTGCATACAACAGCACGGGATATTCCAACACTACTGGGCTGTGGATTGTTCCATTGGGAGACGCAGATAGCGGCGTTGGCGTGTCGTTCGGAAACCCATACGGATTTCAATACAAGGTTGGCATTGGATTTAGTGGTCAAGTTACTGCCGGGCTTACTGGCAGCATCGCTGATTCATCCATACGTGACGACTGCACTTCCGCCGTGGCGCACGACATTCGCGGCACGCACGCAACCGCCGCAATCAGGGTTGCCGCTGGTGCTGGTGCGTCAGTGTTCCCTTGCGCTACTGGCTCATTTGAGATTCCAACCGAGTGCTATTCGATGATGAGCAGGCGTCTTACGCTAACCGGAACGCAACGGGCAACGATGGCAGGAACCGCCAGGCTGAGGATGACCTGATGGCTGACTTCCTCATAGACAATCAGAGCGCACCGGGAACCGGGTCAGCCGGTCAGTCCGTCATTTGGATGGACACCGTTGCCAAGACGTTGTGCGTCAAGGATGACACGGGGCGCGTTTCCGCATATACGGGCAACGCTTCCGTTACAGCAATGGCGGCAGGTTTCGCCGTTGATACATACCTGACCAATTCCGACATGATAATTCCATCGTGCGGGATGCAGACTAAAGCCAGATTCTTTTGGACAATGAGCGCATCAAAAACGGGGGCCAGCACCGCAACCCCTATCTACGTCGTGAGGGTTGGAACGGGTAAGGCTGTAACCGACACGGCGTGTCTAACGCTTACCGGGCCAGCGCAGACCGCTATCGCTGATATAGGAACGCTCAATATCATGGTCGTGGTGCGCGTAGCCGGTGCGTCAGGGATTCTTGCGGGCAGCGCGTGGTGGACTCATACCGGCACCGCTGCCAGCACCACGGTAAGCGGGACGGGGTTTGCCAACAATTCGACCGGACACGTTCAAGGGACAAGCGCGGCTATTGATATGACCGCGTTTGTCGGTCAATACATCGGCGTTTCGGTTAACGGCGGCACAAGTTCGGTGTGGACGCCGACAATCGTAACGGCAGAGGCGAGTTGGTAATGGCTATCGAATACGGCATAGAGCGAACTGACGTAAATCACGCGCTATCGTTGATTACGGTAGATGATGGCGTGTTGGTCAACTCGTCCGTCAAGTTGGGCCGCAGGGTATCCAATACATCTGACTTGGTGATTGCGTCGGCACCCGCCGCGCTACCGTCAACTGCCAAGTTCCGCAGCGGATTCGCGCTGGATGCGAACGATTGCATCTACGCCACAGAAACCGAGCCAACAACGAAACTGTATTCTTTCGGCGTAGCGACGAGGACAGACGGCGCGGTGTGGGTAACTAACTCCTACGTTGCGCCGATGAAGGAGATATACCATCCGTTGATAGGCTTCGCGCTGGTCAACCAATCGGGCGCTCTCTATGGCGGCATCCTGATGGGGGTTGCCTTCTCTGATTTGGGTGCAGGCGAAGTCGATTTGACGGGATTCCTGTCGGGCGCTCCGACGTTCACCCGCGCTACGGTGGCATCAACCGTTGGCTCAACCGGCCTGATCGTGGACGTTGCGAGCGGTGTGCCGCGCTCACGCTACGACCCCGTGACGCTTGAGTATCAGGGATTCTTCTCTGAGTTGGCGGCAACCAATGTTATTTTGCAATCCGAGAATTTCGGAACTACGTGGACTGCGATTGGCACGCCGACTAGAACCTCCACGGCAGTTACTTGCGGAACGGTTGTGCTTGACCTGTTGGGGGATGACAGCGCAACAGTCCTTGAGGGCTACCAGCAGACGGCAACGCTGACCGGAAACGCGGTTAAGACTGTATCCCTATTCTACAAAGAGGGAACCAGCGCATCGTCTATGATTAGGCTACGTGATACGGACGCGCCCGCCGATAGGCTGCTAGCCGCCATTACGTGGTCTGGAGGCGTTCCCACGGTCACGATGACTACCGGCACGCTTAACTCCAACGTCGGGCCATTCGGCGCGAGCGGCGTATATCGAGCCGAGATGTTAACCACATCGGCAACGGCGACGAACGTAAACATCCTGCAAGTCTATCCTGCGGCGGTTGCTGATCTTGGTATAACGCCCACAGGAACCCTAAATGTCGGCGGCGTTATGGTTCAGAACAGCATTTTTGGCGTTGCCTCATACATCAAGACGACGACCGCTGCGGTTACGAGAAACGCCGACGTTCTGAGTTATCCGTTTACGGCTAACGGTTCTGGAACCGAAGGCGCTTGTTACGCGGAACTGGCAACGCTATATCCGGCGACGAATACGAGCGGCGGCACGTCTGCTGCCGTTACTTTTGGAACGACGAACTTGGGACATCCGTTAGCCATAGCCAGCACCCAAGCCGTTACCGCGATTGTCTGCACCGACAGCACGGCCAGCGCGTCCAAGACCGGACTTACCAGTATGTTTACGGCGGTTCGCAAACGCGCCAGCTCGTGGGGCGCGGCGGGTCAAATTATAACCGGAGACGGCGCAGCGGTTGCTACTGCCGCTTTTGACGGAACGATGGGGGAAACGCTAACCGCCATAAAGGTGGGGTGCGGAAACACGGGGAACCAATGGAACGGCACCATAAAGAATTTTAAGGTTTGGACAACTCAACGCAACAATATCGTGGCGCTAACGGCATGATGGACGATAAAGTCAGGGCGCAATACGCTGGGCAGATACTGGATAACCCGGTGTTCAAGGATGCCGTGGAAGTGCTGCGTCGTGAGACGGTGCAGGCGTGGGCCGATTGCCCTGCGCGGGATATGGAAGGAAAGGAAGAATTGTGGAAGATGCACAAGGTCAACGAGAAATTTCTCAACATTTTTAAAGGATACGTCGAGGCAGGGAAACTAGCTGATTTGCACGCGAAGCAGGAGCAGGAACAGTCCGCCCTTCAGAAGTTGAAGGATAACGTTACCAAGTTCACCACTTTCAGGAGATAACAATGGCAGAGCAGCAGATGGGCTATAGCGAAGAAGATAAAAGCATACTGGCTTCGATTCACAAGAAGCTGAACCGTGAGCCGTTAGCGGCAGCGCCCAAGCAGGCAGCACCGCTACCCACGCCCGCGACACCGCCCAACGTGCCGTTGAACTTGGACGAACCACAGATTGCACAACCCGCTGATGCCGCCGTAACAGGCGATCAGCCGGGAGACGCACAGCTACCCGAAGGGGGTATTGCTGAAGGTGATGCACCCGTAGTTGAAGCGGGCGCGTTGCCACCGACCATCCGAGTCACGATAAAGGACGAGGAAGGGAAAGACGTAGAGCAGGATTTGCCAGTAGATGAAGTCCGCAGCGGGTATATGCGTCACGCAGACTACACGCGAAAGACTCAGGCGCTGGCTAAGGAGCGGGCCGTAATCCCTCAGAAAGTAGCTGAATCGGAGCGTGTCGCCACCGAAGCAAGAACGCAGTTCACGCAAGCCCTCCAGAACCTGCAACAGTTTGTAGTTCACGCAGCCGCGCCTGAACTGCAACAGGTCAACTGGAATCAGTTATCGCAGGAAAACCCGACTGAGTATGTTCGACTCAAGCAACGGGCAGAACAGGTTAACGCTACATTGACACAAATCCAGAGCTATCAACGGCAGGTAGCCGCGCAAGCGGAAGCACAGCAGAAAAAAGCAGACCGAGAGAAAGCATTGGCAGCTAAGGAAACCCTGAACAGGGAGATTCCAGGAGGCTGGAACGATGACCTCTACGTGAAGATTCAAAAAGGTGCTGTGAACAACTACGGATACACGCCGGAAGAATTCGGGATGATCGTTGATGCGCGGACAATAATCATGGCAAACGATGCCATTAAATACCGTGAGTTGATTTCGGGCAAACCCATTGCACAGCAGAAAGTGGCACAAGCCCCACTCGCTGTGAGGCCGGGGGCTGCACCGACGCAAACGGAAAAGAACCAGACACAAGTTCAAAAAGCCCGTGACGTAGCGAGGAAGTCAGGCAGCGTTGATGACGCTGTGGCCCTCATGCAGGCGAAGCGGGCGCGACAAACAAGGTAATCCTATGGCAGTCCCAAGTGGTGCATATCAGACCTATCAACAGATAGGCATACGGGAGGACTTGTCGGACGAAATCTTTATGATTTCACCGACTGAGACTCCGTTCCTTACCGGCATCGCCAAGACCACGGCGACAAACCCGGCGCATGAGTGGCAGACGGACGCACTATCCGCTGCCGCCGCGAACGCTCAAATCGACGGTGACGATGCTTCGACCAACACCGCCGTTCCCACAGTCAGACTGCGTAACTACGTGCAGAACCTGACGAAAGTTCCGATGGTCACGGAAAACGCGCAAGCCGTGAATACTGCGGGGCGTGCGGACGAGATGGACTATCAGGTGATGAAGCGCGGCAAGGAACTGAAACTCGACCTTGAGTTCAGCCTGTCGCGTAACGCTGGCTCAACCGCTGGCAGCGCGGGCAGCGCATCGCTCTCGGCTTCGGTTGAGTCCTGGTTGTCCAGCAACAGAAGTTCCGTGCAGTTGGGTTCGGGCGCGACCACTCCGGGTTACTCCGGCACGACCGTTGCGGCACCGACCGATTCAAGCACGGCGGGAACGCTGACGGAAGCTGCATTGCGCGCCGTTATCCAAGCCTGCTACAGCGCGGGCGGGATGCCGGATACGCTACTGGTTGGGCCTGCGGTCAAGAACAAGATCACGGATGCCTTCACTGGTATTGCAACACGATTCCGGGAAGTTCCTTCCGGGTCAAAGGCGCAGATCATCAGCGGTGTTGACCTCTACGTGTCGAACTTCGGGGAATTCCGCCTCGTTCCATCCCGGATTGTCCGCGACCAAAACATTCTGGTCTTGGATATGAAGATGTGGAAATGCGCGTTCCTCGTGCCGTTCACGAGTTGGGAACTCGCCAAGACTGGCGCAAGCTACCGCAGGCAGTTGTATGTGGCGGCTACGCTGGAAGCGAGCAACCAAGCATCATCGGGCAAAGTCACAGATATTAATCCAGCGTTGTAATTAGGCGGGCGGGGGCTAAAAACCCCCGCCCTTCTCGGATGAGCAGACTGCTAGACCACGACCCCGTAACCGGCATGAAAACATATTCACGCTGGCACTCGGATGGCACGACCACGCTCTACTACGAGCAGGACGTTGAAATGGAACTAAACGTGTGCAAGGAACTGGCGCGTAACGATGACCACTTTCACGCTGGCGTCAAGAAGGATTGGCTGCACTATGCGCATTTGCCGGATGCGATCATCATGCAGTTGTTCGCCAAAGGCATCAATGTTTACGCGCACGATGCCGATTTACCGCGCATCTTTCGGGAAGTTAACCGCGAGTATCCGTATTTCAAACTGACCACCAAGCATCACGAACGAAACAGCGTGTGGGAATGAACGAGAGACTACAAAGGGCTTACCAGTTACGCGAAGCGGGCCAGCCCGACGAGGCGGCGCGGCTGTGTTCGGACGTTCTGAACGATGAGCCGCATAACGTAGAGGCGCTGTTCTGCTACGGCCTGCTGCTGATTAGCGTTGAACGCTTCGGAATGGCGGTTAACGTCTTTGCCCGTTGCTGCCAGTTAGCCCCCGACTCGCACGAGGCGCTGACCAACTTCGCGCTGTCCCTCATCTCGCTAAACGAATTTACCGAGTCCGAGGCCGTGCTGCATCGCGTGCTAAAGAAGAATCCGAATTACTGTCCCGCGCTAAACAACATGGCGCTGCTGAAAGTGAATACGGTCAACCCGCAGGCCGCGCTGGAATACGGCGTGCGCTCCCTTGCGATCAACCCGAATCAGTCCGACGTGCTGGAGTCTATGGGCTACGCCAAGCTGATGATGGGCGATTGGGACGGATGGGCGGGCTATGAGGCGATGATAAACGGCTCCAAGTATCGCAAGCACAAGCCACTAGGGAAGGAGCCTTACTGGAAGGGCGAGAAAAACGGGCGTCTGTATATCAAGGGCGAGCAGGGAATAGGCGATGAAATATCGTTTGCCTCGATTCTGGAGGATGCAGCGAAGGATAACGACATTATCTTTGACTGTGGCGAGAAGCTGGAGGGGCTATTCCGCCGCTCGTTCCCCGAAGTTGAGATATACGGCACGCGCAACCGCCCCGACAAGCATTGGAAGGACTGGCGCACGATTGACTATTCGTGCCTCATTGGGACGCTCGCCTATCACTACCGGCAAAAGGATTCAGACTTCCCCGGCAAGCCGTATCTCATAGCCGACCCGGAGCGCGTCACGCAATGGAAGTCGCTGCTCAACACGCTGCCCGGTCAGAAAGTGGGCATTGCGTGGACGGGCGGCATGAAAAACACCTTTGCCCATCGGCGTTCGATGACGCTGGAGGAAATGCTGCCGATTCTCAAGACTCCCGGCGTTACGTGGGTGTCGCTCCAATACAAAGACCCGACCGCCGAGATACGCGCTTTCGAGCGCGAGCATGGCATCAAGATTCATCACTGGAAGCGGGCCGCAGAGTCAGCCGACTATGACGATATGGCGGCGCTTATGAAGTCTCTTGATTGCGTAGTATCCGTGCAAACCGCAGGCGTTCACCTTGCCGGGGCGCTAGGGGTCAAATGCTTCGTTCTAGTTCCATCGAAACCGCGCTGGTTCTACCAGATTTCCGGCAAGAAGCTGCCGTGGTATGAGTCCGTGGAACTCTACCGGCAGACCGACAAGTGGCCGTTGGAGTCGGTGCGCGAACGTCTGGAGAAGTTCATCAAACCCCTAAACAACATATTGGATTATCACCCCGTATGAGCATATCCGCGTTTACTTTGAGGATGCTGCGCGACTTCATGCCGTTTCCGCGTGTGTTGTCGCTCGGATACCTGGACGTTATCTCGCCCCTTGAGGACGTAGCCGAGCATTTCCCCGATGCCGACCTGACAAACCCGGTCTACAACGAGGATTCGCGCAAGTGGCACTCGCTCCAATTCACGCCGCCCGACTCGCGCTGGCTGATGCCGCGCTTGGGCGTCAAAACGCTGGACGTTCTAGACATTACCAAGTGGCGGGGCGATGAGATTGTGGGCGATCTGAACCAGCCAATGACGCTGGAGCCTTACGACCTCGTAATTGACCACGGCACCATCGAACATTGCATGAATATCGGGCAGGCGTTACTCAACATAGCCGGTTTCGTGAAGAAAGATGGCATCGTGTTACACGGCCCGCCAATGTCTATGCTGAATCACGGCTTCTACAATGTCAGCCCGACGCTTTTCTACGATTTCTACGTCAGGAACGGCTGGAAGATGGAAGCCATGTGTGGTGTGACTAAAACCGGCTGGTTCGACGTGCCGAGAACTGACCGTTTCCTCTGTCCACAAGAGGCAAGCGTTGTTTGCATCGCTCGCAGGCTCGAAATGACGCCTATGAAGTGGCAAATGCAGACAAAATACGTGAAAAAGATGGAAAAGGCGGCGTAAATGTCATTCACCACATATTCAGGCTATGTAAACGAGTTGCTGTCGTGGCCCGACGTTAGTTTGACGACCGCGCAGGTCACTTCGCTGATCGGCATCTCGGAGCGGCAGGTTAATAGCGTGCTGCGCGTGCGCCCGATGGAAACCGCGCTCGCGGCTACCGCTGTCACCGCAGGCACGGCTGCGATACCGGCTGACTACGTGGAATTGAAGCACGCTTACATAAACGCTTCGCCCAAGATCAGGCCATTGAAGCGTGCAACCGCTGACGAGATATACCACGCCTATCCTGACCGCACGGCTGACGCAGAAGCCGAAGTCCTGATAGCCCGCGAAGGCTCCAGCTTCATCTTCGGGCCTGCTGCGGCGACTGGCGACGTGGTAATGGGCATCTACTACGCTCGCCCGATTTCAATGGCTGACAATACGACCACGACGCCGACTTTCAGCGTGTATCCGCAAGTCTACCTATACGCCGCGCTTGCGAACCTGGAGCCGTTCATCGGGCGCGACCCGCGCATCCAGACTTGGCAATCCTTCTTCAAGCAGGCGCTTGATTTGGCGAACGGCGAGGATGCCCGCGAACTAGGCTCCGGCGGCGCGATGCAGGCGAGGGTGACTTAATCGTGGAAACGTCCATCAAAACAGTGTTTGATTTCGTGCCCAAGAGTAGCCCATTGGCTGTTGGTATATTTTCTATCAATAACCTTTGGGTCGGGGGCGTAGATATGGCACGTGCCGTCACGAATCAGATAAAACCCGTTTGTGGTGGCATCCAACCTTCCGCCGCGCTCTTTAACGTATGCGGCCCAAGCGTTTTCCGTCTTGTGCCAGACAATCGTTACGGGCTTGGTTGTTTCGGTATCGTAAATCGTGGTGGGCGCTTGAGCGCACCCGGAGAGAAGCAGCAACAGCAGAAGGTATCTCATATCCACTCCAATAGGTTGGTGGAAGCCTAATTATGCCACAAACCACGATTCCGCTATACCCCACAGCCACGGGTAGGGGTTGGGCGCAAACAATAGGTGCATCTGGCGGGGATTCTCAATTAATCAATGCGTTATTTCAGGTTGGGGCAAATCCAGTTACGTCTGAGAAGATCGCTTATATCCAAAAACGGCCCGGTAGCACGACAAGCGATTCTTATGCAACCGGAATCATTGTCATTACATATAACGGTTCTAGCATGAGGCCGTATGCTACGGCAACGGCGCTTTATAACAATACAACCGCTATCGGAACGATAGGTGGTTTCCCGGTTATCAACAATTACACTGTTGCCGAAGGCGTTGCTGGTTCACAAGAAGTTTATGCCTTTGTTGACCAATCTAACAACGCATATTACGTGTGGGAAAACGCCATATCCAGTAACTTTCCAACGTTTAGCGGAGACACGCACACCAATACGGTTATAGACAATATCGCATCCACTACGGGGTTATATCCAGGGCAAATAATAACTGGAACGGGGATACAAGCCGGGACCCGGATTGCAACCATTACTAGCGCCACGGCGATTACAACCACGATTGCTACCACGGCGAGCGCGACAATAACGATAACGAAAGAGGCAGTAGCCAAAATAATTGATGCTGACTTTCCATCCGATGCTGTATCTATGGCATATCTTGATGGTCGTTTTTTCGCTGGCGCTACGAGCGGCAGAATATATCAGTCGGCCCTTAACGACCCGTCATCCTGGGCCGCTTCGGAATATCTAACCGCCGATTATGGTGGTGACGATCTGGCGTTCATATTCAAGCAAGGTGCTTATATAGTTGCCGCCGGAACCGGAAACACCATCCAGTATTTTTACAACGCCGGTAACGCATTTGGTAGCGTGTTGAGCGCCCAAGAAGAATTGACCATTACAAACTTAAAATTATTGTGTTCAAAAATGGAAATAGACGGGGAGTCCTACGTTTTGGTAGGCACATCCTCCAGCATGACTAACTTGTATAAACTGACCGGCGCGAATCAATATACAAGGGTAAGCGATGATTTTTGGGGAAACATAATTTGCACAAATAGCATGACCTCCCTTGCCTCGGCTGTCTTGGGTAAAAAAACATTCATTGTTTTGAAGGGCGGCTCCAACGGTAACGTTATTTACGACCCAGCGGCAAATCAATTTTCAATGTTTGACACGGTTTTATCTTCTTCTTCTGGTGGAAAATTTACAAAATCTGGACAGACCACGACGTTTATATGGGCCGTCGGCAATACGTGGCAAGACTCTACCGTGGCCTATACCATGACCATTCAGACTGAGCCGAAAGTTCTGAATGGCGGCAGGGGCTTTACCGTAAACGCGGTTACGCTTTTAGCTGACACCCAGGCATCTGGAACAACTGCGCTGCTAACCTCGAAAGACGATACCGCTAATTACGTCAGCAAAGGCTCGTTCACGATGACCGCCAACCAGAAAGTTGTTCGGCGCTGCGGGTTCTACGACAACTCGTGTTCGTTCCGCCTTACGAACGCAGACAATACGGGGTGGCGCGGTCAGGCAATCGTCGTTGATTGGGAGCCAGCGGTTACATAATGTTTAAACTAGACTCAACTCGCGCCCTTGAGATAACCCTAGCGGCTTCGATTACGTCGAACCAGTTGCAGGGCGCGGTGGCATACATTGATATGCCGCAGCAGGCCATATCTGACCGCAACACTCAGCTTGGCGCACCGGCTACGTTTACGAGCAACAGCATCTTAGATGTTACCGCCGTTCCCGCTCCGTTAGTCGTCGGCACGATCAGGGAGTGGGACGGGCTGAATGTCTACAACGCGGATTCGGTAACGGCGCAGGTTACGGTTAAGATTAATACATCGAATACCGACACGATTCTGGTTAAACAAACAGTAGCACCGGGCGAAACATTGTTCTGCACGCAGCAAAACGGGTGGGGCATCATTTAGGAGCACGATATGGCATACACATACAATCCGCAGACCGGACAGCTTGAGTGGACGGAAGATTCCGAGGACGGCCCAACATCGGGCGCACGGCGCGGGATGCTTGAGAGTCAGGCTCTGGACAATCTGAGCGACTATGACAACTTTGTTTATACGCAAGCTGGCGGTCTTGGACTGTCTCCTGACCGTATTGCGCCCAACCCTGACGGCACGGGCAATTACATGCTCACCTTCCGTCCCGGCGACCCGTGGTATGACCAGTTGATACAGCGCGGGATGGTGCAGCCTGGGCCGGATGGAAGCATTACCGTGCCAAGCAATATGCTCTCCGGTGCGCTCCCCGGCTATGGGATGGGCGAGGCTGACGAGATGAGCGTGTATGGGCCGATTATTGCCTCGCTCGCGTTCGGCGGGGCTGCGATGGGCGCTGCTGGCGCTGGCGCAGAGGGTGCTACGGGCGCGGTAGAGGGCGGCGAACTAGCGGGCATGGGCGGCATGGGCGGGGGCGGGGGAGGTATGGAAGTGGCTGGCGCGTTCGATATGGGCGGCACCTACGGCGGCGCAACGGGCGCTGGTGGCCTTATAGAAGGCTCTGGCGGGGCATATCCGGCGCTAGGCGGGGCTGCTGGTAGTGGAGCAGGCGCTGGTGCGCTAACTGCCGAGCAGTTGGCGCAGGGGGCGTCAACGGTAGGCACGGCTGGCAGTCAGATGGGCGGTAGCGGTGGTGGTGGCGGCGGGGGCGAAGCCCCTATCGTCTCAGGCGCTGGCGGAATGGGCGACATTCTATCAGCCGGTCTAGGCTCCGTTCCCGGCAACGTATGGCAAGGACTCCTGCAAGGCGGTCTAGGCTATCTCGGCGCGGGGCAGCAGTCCGATGCGATGCAGAATATGTATAACCAATCGCTGGCGCTTGGCGCACCGTCACGCGCACGGAATGAGGCGTCCTATCAGCCCGGTTTCAATCTGTGGGATCAGCCGGGATACGCTGGCGCTTTCGATCAAGCGGCAGACTCGGCGGCTCGCGCTGTGTCGGCACGCTCAGGAAATCCGTGGGGTAATCCAGGTGCGATGGGCGAGATTCAGGGCGCGTTGATGAACAATGCGTATCTACCGGCGCTTGCCAATTATCGCGGGCAGAACATGCAGGGCGGCGGGTTTGGATTAAATACCGCAGGACAGGCGGGGCTAATGGGCGCACAGAACGCGGGCGCGGGCCTCGATGCTATCGGCTACGGCGTCGGAACCGCCATGCAGCAGCAACCGGACTGGTCTAAATTGTTCGGCGGCAACAATCAAGGCTTCAATCTCAACATCGGCGGTATGCCATACGGGAGGCGCTAATGGCTGGCTACGGAATGTTAGGCAGTCT